GGTGTATTTAAATCGCAGCCGTCCTTTGATAGCCACATATTGATCGGGGTGGTTACTTGGTGGTGCTGTTTCCAAGCGGCTACGCGACCGCGCAAGCCGTGGTGACCTTCACCGGCTAAATAGACCACGTTGCCGGATTTGACCTTGTTACCGCACCATTCAGGCACAGAACTGGCCATGCGTAAGCACCAATCTAAAACGACAAAGGTTTTGCCGCCACCTGACGGGCCATGCACCATCACCAAGGCATTTGATTGCACCCAACGCTTAACTAGCCATGAAATCGGGGCGGGTTTGGCGCAGAACTCGTCAATCGGTACTAACCAGCCTTCGATGGGTGGATTAAGTAAGGCTAAAAGGTCGTGGCCATCTTTGACGTAATCGTTGGCGTCGCCTTGAATCGGCGGCAAAATCATTTCAGCGCCGAACTTGGCGCAGGATTGCTCGGCGTAGCGCTGGCCAACGCCAGAGGCGTCGTTGTCAGCCACAATCACGATGCTTTGCTGAACGCCGTAGGTGTCGCGCAGGATGCCGGTAACAGGCACAAGGTTGGAAGCCGAATAGGCCACGACGCAAGGTCGGTTCGTTGTTTCGTGGATCGTTGCAGCGGTGGCAAAGCCTTCGGCCAAATAAAGAACGCCAGGCTCGTCCATTGTGCCGATCATCAGGTATTTTCCGCCGGTCTGGCCGCCTGGGTGGTAGAGCTTATTTCCATCGCCATCAATGTACTGAATGCTCGATAACACGCCGTCAGTACCATACAAAGGAACCATTAACCTGCCGTCGCCGGTAATGCGCGAGCCGTGCGGCTTGATGCCCTTGCGCTGCAAATACGGGTGATCTGGCGAGGCCAAGCCACCACCAACCCATATTTTTTCAACGGTATCGGCGGCGACTTCGTGCTTGCGCTGTATCTCGGCGTCGCGCAGGGTCTTGGCCTCGGTCAAGCGCCGAACAAAGGTCATTTCCTCGGAGTCGGACAATTTACGGCCAACGTCGGCGCGAAAGGTCTGCTCAATGCCCATGCGCCAGCAACCAAACCGACCGGCTGGAATGCCATCGCCAAAGATCAAATACCAGCCTGGCTTATCGCCGTGGTTGCCAGAGCCTTTGGTGCCAGACTTAAAACGGTGAATTTTGCCGTCCATCCGTATTTGATCTGGTGGCTCTAAACCTAGCGAAACCATTGCATCAATTAATTGTTGTTCGGGTGAAGCTAATACTTTTTCTGGTGGTGGTGACCAAGGGCCGCCAAAGATATTGGATAAATCAGCCATCAATCAATGTCCCTGAGAAATAATCATTTAGCAATTTAATAACTTTATAGGTGGGATTAGCCTCAAGATTGTCACGAACTTCGCGCAAGGTATTGTAGTGAAGGCCGGTAGCCTTAACAATCAAGCCCAGTCGGCGATCCTGTAATTTATCTCTAATTTGGTCTAAAGTTAGCATTTATATTCCCCTGTCACTTTTTTACATCAAAGTGTTGACATCCTACTTTGTATTCGGTAATCTTGCAAGCAATCGCCAACCAGATACCCTGACCGGCGACATTTAGGAGAAGGAAAATGATTATTTCAACAGATGCAAAAGCCATCTATTCGCAATACGGCATCGATTTAGATGACGTTGACGCTGTATTGGTGGCGCATAACTGCAACACGCAAGCCATAAGCAGCAGCAAGACCGCTGAAGAGTGGGCGCATACGTGGGCGGCGGCTGAAACCAAGACAAATAAATTGACTTATGCGGAGGCAAGCCGTGGCTATTAATCTCAAATCAACCGGCAATCTCGCTGGCAATGGCGTCAAGCTCTTGGTCTATGGCCAAGCCGGTGCAGGTAAAACTAGCCTTATCCCAACGCTGCCTAACCCAATCGTTTTAAGCGCCGAAGGTGGCCTTCTATCGATTCAAGATGCGGAGCTGCCTTACATCGAAATAACCACAATGGCCGAGCTTCAAGAGGCTTACAAATGGCTGTCTGAATCTGCCGAGGCTGCGCAGTTTGAATCAGTGGCTATCGACAGCATCAGCGAAATTGCTGAAGTCTGTTTGAACTACGAGAAAAAGGTCAATAAAGACCCTCGCGCTGCTTACGGTGCCATGCAGGAACAGATGGCCGATATTATTCGCGTCTTCCGTGACCTGCCAGCAAAGCACGTTTACATGAGCGCCAAGTTGGAAAAGACTCAGGATGAAATGGGTCGTATCTTGTATGCGCCAAGTATGCCTGGCAACAAGACCGGCCAATCCTTGCCGTATTTCTTTGACGAAGTGCTGGCCTTGCGTGTTGAGCGCGATGCCGAAGGCAATAGCCAACGTGCTTTGATGTGTGACTCCGATGGCCTCTGGTTAGCCAAGGATCGCTCTGGCAAGCTCGAATCATGGGAAGCACCTGACCTGTCAATGATTATTAATAAGATCGGAGCCAAGGCATGAACATCAACATCGCCATCGTTATGATTCTGGCCATTTTTGCTGAAACGATCGTGGAGTGGATTCTATGAACGATATCGAAGCATTAAGCAAAGAATGGACAATTGCCAAGATGGATGAAACAACGGCGACAAACTACCGTCGCCAGATTGAGGACAAATTGGTCAAGCAGTTTTTAATCCTTGAATCATTCGAAGGAACTCAAAACCGTCAAGTTGGCCAGTACGTCATCAAGATTGAAGGCCGTATGAACCGCAAGGTTAACGCCGACAAGTTGCAAGAGTTGGCGGCTGCAAACGGACTTGAGGCGCATTTAAGTAGTTTGTTTCGTTGGAAACCTGAGATTGCTTCGGCAGCTTGGAAAGCAGCAGATGAAAGTATTACCAAACCCCTGTTGGGAGCCATTACCACAACACCTGGCCGCCCAACTTTTACCATCACCATGTTAGGAGAAGAATAATGGCTTTTTTAGATCAAACCTTTTCGGCTGAAGATATGCCGGTTTCAGAAAAATCGTATGAACCGCTGCCAGCGGGTTGGTACACCGCAGCTATTACTGGTGCGGAACTAAAGAATACCAAGGCAGGAACTGGCCAATATATTGCTATTCGCTACGACATTATCGGGCCAACCCACCAAGGTCGTATCGTCTTTGGTAACTTAAACATTCGTAACCCCAACCCGAAGGCCGAGGAAATTGGCCGCCAGCAATTGGGTGAAATCATGCGTGGAATTGGTATTGCTAAAGTTCAGGATACAGACGAGTTGATTGGTGGCCAACTGTCGATTAAGGTTGATATTCGTTCAAGCGAGCAGTACGGCGACCAGAACGAAGTAAAAGCATTTAAAGCCATTGCTGGCTCAACGCCTCCGGCACCAGTAGCAAAGGCGGCTGTTGCTGCAAGTGGCAAAGCTGCGCCACCGTGGCAAAAAAAGTAACAAAAAAAGGGCACGGTTTTATCCGTGCCCGAATAGTCCACACATAGAGGAGAAAGGAATCATGAAAATTCCAGAGCCAGAATACAGCATTACCAACCTAATTGACAAGCACCACGAAAGCCGTCAGGAACCGCCACGGCCACACTTGGGCGCGTCAACATTGGGTCACGCTTGTGACCGTTGGTTGTGGCTGTCGTTTCGTTGGGCGGTGCAGCAAAACTTTGAGGGTCGCGTTCTGCGAATGTTTCGCCGAGGCAATCTTGAGGAAGCGCAAATCGTTAGCGACCTTCGTGCCATTGGTATTGACATCCAACGCACGACCGGCAACCAATCCAGAGTTAGCTTTGGTTCTCACGTATCAGGTAGCTTGGACGGTGTAATTAAATCAGGTGTACCAGGCGCACCGAAAACCGAACACGTAGCCGAATTTAAAACCCATAGCGCCAAGTCGTTTAACGATGTGGAAAAGAAGGGTGTCGAAGAATCCAAGCCAGAACATTTTGTACAGATGCAGGTCTACATGGCTGGCACTGAGATTGATCGAGCGCTGTACGTGGCCGTTTGCAAGGATGATGACCGCATCTACACTGAGCGAGTGAAGTTTGATAAAGACATAGCCGAAAAAGCCATAGCGCGAGGTAAACGGATTGCTTTGGCTGACCGTATGCCAGAGCCTCTAGCGGCTGACCCAACGTGGTATCAATGCCGTTGGTGCCCTGCGCATGACTTTTGTTTTGAGTCCAAGATTACCAAACACGCCAATTGCAGAACGTGCGCACATTCCACCGCGCTAGAAAATTCAACATGGCGATGCGAGCGCCATGATGCTGACGATATACCTGTTGAATGGCAGCGCGAAGGTTGCGATTCGCACGTATTGCATCCCGACCTTGTGCCATATCAGCGCAAGGAAAGCACGAATGAGTGGCAAGCCATTTACGTCATTAATAACAAAGATGTTATTAACGGCGAGCCTGATACCAATGTCTTTGGTTCCAAAGAAATACTGGCCAATCCATCGGTATGCGCCAACCCCGATGAATTTGCAACAGAGTTTCGTCGTGAGTTTAATGCGCGGGTGGTTGGTTAATAAAAATCATGAGGATATATGAATGAGTTGGCTCTTTTCGCGGGTGCTGGTGGAGGAATACTTGGGGGAAAACTTCTCGGATGGCGAACTGTCTGCGCAGTCGAATGGGAACCCTATCCCGCAAGCGTACTTGCCGCAAGACAAAATGAAGGATTTCTTGAAAGTTTCCCGATTTGGGATGACGTTCAAACCTTTGCCGGAGAACCTTGGCGAGGAATTGTT